TCGGCTGCTGGAAGGCGCGTGGGTCCGGGTTCCGGACGTCGCGGCCCGGTACGGACAGGACCCGCTGGCCCTGTCCGCCGCGTTGGACGAATATGTCAGCGCGCTGCTGGTGACCGGCGCGGCCCACGACTTCGACAACGTGCCCCGGCTGCTCGCGCAGCTGAAGGTGGCCGACCGTACTGCGGTGACGGCATGACTGACGAGGAACTGGAAGCACTGCTGGAAGAGCTGGAAGCAGGCTTCCGCGAGGACGTTCAGGCCGCTTTGACGCTCACCGCGTCCGAGTTCGCCGACGCGGTGGCCGCATCGACCGAGCTGGTGGCCGCCGCGTTCAGCGTGTCCCGGATCAAGGACATGTGGACTCGGCGCGTGCCGGGACTGGTCCGGCGGCTTCGCTCGCTCGCGGGACGTTCCGCGCTTGAGACGGCCGAGGAACTGGACGAGACGGCCCCCGCGCCCGAGGAACTGAACCAGCAGCTGGCCACGTACCTGGAAGCCACCACACTGCTGCTGGACGCGGTGGGGGACAGGCTGGCGACCGACGCGACACAGGCACTGGCCACTGGGGTCGGTGCCGGGGACACGTTGGCCGAACTGAAGGCCCGGATGATTGCGGTGTTCAACGACGCGGGGGCGCAGCTCGGGCCCGTCCGTGCACAGCGGATCGCGCAGACCGAGTCAACCCGCGCGTGGAACGCGGGCGCGCTGGCTGCTGCCCAGGTGCTCACCGGTCCGGACCGCCCGTTGGTGAAGCAGTGGCTGACCCGCAACGACGAGCGGGTACGGCAGGCGCACCGGGATGCGAACGGCCAGCTTCAGCTTCTGGACGAGCCGTTCGACGTGGGTGGTACGCCGATGATGTACCCCGGTGACCCGTCAGCCCCGGCGGACCTGACGGTACAGTGCCGTTGCATCATGCGGGCGGCAGCCCCGGCCGTCCCCACCGACGAAAGGACCGCCAGCATGGACCAGGACGACGACCTGTCAGCAGCCGCTGACGTGCATACGGGCGCGATGATCGCGCTGATTCCGAGTGCGGCGGATGCCGAACGCATGGCGTTCGACGGCGGTGAGGCAGCGGACCAGCTTCACGTGACGCTGGCCTACCTCGGGGACGCGGTGGACTGGACCGACGCACAGCGGGTCAACCTGATCAACGCCGTGGGCCGCGCGGCTTCGTGGCTGTCCCCGGTCCAGGCACGCGCGTTCGGGGTGGCCCGCTGGAACAGCAGCGGTCCCGAACCGGTGTGGGTGTGGAACATCGGGGACGACAGCGAGGCGGACTCAACCAGGCTGTCCGACGTGCACCACGAGGTCAACTACCAGGTGGCGGACCTCGGATACGAGTTGCCCGTGAACTTTACCCCGTGGGCCCCGCATGTCACCGCGACGTACGGGGCGGCCGATCAGGCGGACCTGGACAACGGCACCGGACCCGTCAGCTTCGACCGGGTCCGTATCGTGTTTGCCGGTGACGCGACCGACTTCCCGCTGACGCTGGCCGACGTGCCGGACGACTTCGCGGAAGAGCCGGTCCCGGAAGCCGCCATGGACTCGGTTCCGGCACTGGTCACCTGGTCCACCCCCGGTGACACCGCGCTGGCGTTCGAGAACCAGCAGACCGGTGACGGCCGCCTGTTCACGCCGGGTGCGCTCTTCTGGGACGGTGCGGGTCCGTGGCCGCTTCAGTACGCGGACGAGATGCGCGGCGGCCACGACGGTGCAGAGCTGGCCGGCGCCATTCACACCATCGGCCGTGACGGCGACCGCATCCCCGGTGACGGCGTCCTGTACCTGACACAGCAGGCCGGGGCCGAAGCCGCGCTGCTGCTCGCACAAGGCGCCCCGCTCGGTGTCAGTGTGGACCTGGACGACGTAGACCTTCAGATGGTGGACGCCACCGGCGGCGAGTCGTTCACCACGCGCCTGATCACCGCGTCCGTGATGCGCCTGCCGGACGGCGGGTGGGCCGTGGACGGCGAGACACAGCCGGTCCTGACCGCGTCCGGGAAATCGTCCACCGTGCTCGCGTCACAGCGCGTTGCGATGCTCGTTGCAGCAGACGGAACGGTGCCCGCCTCGGTGCTCACCGCAGCGGCCGGGCAGCCGGACGCGGCGGACGGCGTGGTGGTGGATGAGCAGCGCAGCGGGGACTACCTGGTCCGCATCACGCGCGGCCGGGTGCGGGGTGCAACGCTGGTCACCATCCCTGCGTATGCCAACGCGCGCATCGTGCTGGACAACCCCGAGCTGTTCGCTTCGGCCGAGGTCCCCGAGGACATGGCGGCTTCCGCGTCGCAGTCCAGCGACTATGACCGGGTGCTTCGCCACGTGCGTCGCAGTAACACGCCGGTGGGTGCCGCGCGCGTTGCACAGTTCCTGAAGGTGCCGCTGACGGCAGTGCACCGGCATCTGGCCCGCGCGGCGCAACGCGGCGAAGTGGTCCGGCTGGCGCGCGGTCTGTACACGGACCGCACCACATCGGTCCGGGCCGACCACGTTATGACCGATGACCGGCTTGCGGACGGGGACGATCGCATGGTGGCCGCAGTCACCGGCGCGGTGGACCTGCCGGTTGCGGACATGGACACCGAGTGGGACGGGGACGCGGCAGCAACCCGCGTCTTCGAGTGGGCCGGCGAGGACCCCGGCATGATCGGCGACGCGTTCGCGTACCGGGACGACGCGGCGGACCCGCTCTCGAAGGGTGCCTACAAGCTGGGTTACGCGGACGTCATGGGCGACGTGCTGACCATCGTGCCTGCCGGGGTGGCCGCAGCGCTCGGTGCGCTGAACGGCGCCCGTGGCGGGGTGGACCTGCCCGAGGACCAGCGGGGTGCGGTCCGGGACCGGCTGGAAGCTGTCCGCACCCACGTGATCGAAGAGAACGAGGACGACGACATGGAAGACCTGACCGCCAGCGCCTGGAACGCCATGCGCGAGCTGCCGCCGATGCCCGCCGCGTGGTTCGCCGAACCGACCGTGGACGAGCTGCCGCCCGGCGGCCCCGGTGTCAACTACGTCAACGGCCGCATCTTCGGATGGGTGGCGCAGGCTGGCGAGGCTCACGCGGGGTTCGCCAAGAAGGTGACGATCGACGGCCTCGGCCGCATCGACACGAGCCACTTCCTGCGGCAGCGCTTCACCCTGGACGACGGGTCCACCGTGAAAACGGGCACCTTCACCATGAACGCAGGGCACCACCGGGACGGTGCCGAGTGCGAGACGGCCGCGTGCCAGTTCGACGACACCCGGACCGTTGCCGGCGTGGTCACGGTCGGCATGAACGAGCGTGGCATGTGGTTCAGCGGCGCGGCGGCCCCGTGGCTGTCCGAGTGGGACCGCACGGTGTTCATGGCCACGCAGCCGAGCTACCACATGCGCAAGAGCGCGTCCGGCAACTGGCAGCTTCGCGCGGTCCTCGCGGTGCCGGTGCCGGGTCACTCGTCCCCGCTGCTGGCGTCGGCGGTTGTCGAGCGGTCCCAGCTTGCGCTGACGGCGTCCGCCACGGTGGCCACGGTGGAAGACGCGCTGGCGTCCGTGGCGGCCCGTCAGGAAGCCGAGGACCAGCAGGCGGCCAGCGTCACGGTGGACGTGACCCCGGAACTCGGGGACGGCCTGGCGGACCTGGTGGCGGCAGCCGTGGAAGCGGCACTGGACCGGCGTGAGCAGCGGAAGCGGGACGAGGCGGACGAGCTGGAAGCGCTGCTGGCAGAGGCCCGTACGATGGACCTTGACACCGGAACAGAAGGGAACTGACGCTCTATGCCTTGCGCCTGTTCAAAAAACCGCGCCCGCACCACGGGCACCGGAACACCCGCCCCCTCGGGCACCTACCGCGTCATGGTGAGCGGCCGTCAGGTGTTCGAGAGCAGTGAGGCGGATAAGGCCGATGTGGTGGCCGCGCGCTTCGCTTCGGCTACCGTTCTCGCCCCCGGCGAGACCGTCTAAGCAACCCGCCCGGACCTGTCCACGCCAGCAGCTATCATGTGCGGTAGCTGCTGGCGTTAGGCCGGGTCCCTTTCATCCGAGAAAGAGACTGCCACGATGGCCGACATGTACGAACTGCCCGACGACGTCACCGCGCTGACGGACGAGGCCCTTGACGGGAACCTGGCGGACGCGGTCCGGTCCTTCCAGACCGTGTCGAAGACGACCGTGGTCACGCCGCAGACCCTGCCGAACCTGCGCACCCTGAAGGCGTCGATCCAGGCCCTGAAGGACGAGCGTGCGTCCCGCACCGCTGCGGCCGAGGCCGCTGCCGCCGAGATCGACGCTCTCACCGCTGATGTCTTCGGTGACGAGGTGGCCGAGGACGTCACCGCGTCCGCCGAGGCCGACACCACCACCGAGGACGTGGACGCGGCGGCCGTCACCGAGGTGGCACCGGCAGAGGCCGAGGTGATCGAGCCTACCGCCGTGGTCACCGCATCGGGTGTCCGTCGCACGTCGCTCAACCTGGCGGCCGTCCGCGCGAAGCAGGCCGGCAGCGGTAGCGGCCTGTCCCGCTACCTCGCCCCCGAGGTCCCGGAAGGCATCGAGATCATGGCGTCCGTGGACGTCCCCGGCTTCCGCCCCGGTGAGGTGGTCGAGCTGTCGGACATCACGGACGGCGTCATGCGGCGCGCCACCGGGCTGAAGACGGCGGGCGGCGGCACCGGCCTGGTGGCCTCGTACAAGCTGCCCTTCCCGGATGAGCTGGTGGTGAAGGACTCTTCGTCGGCCCCCGAGGGTTCCAAGGCGCTCATGCACGCGGCGGACCAGCGGCGCCTGGACGGCGGGGACCTGGTGGCGTCCGGCGGCTGGTGTGCCCCGTCCGAGACGGTCTACGACATCACGGACATCGCCTGCCCGGACATGCTGTGGGACCTGCCCGAAGTCCAGATCAACCGTGGCGGTCTGCGGTTCTTCCGCACCCCCGCGCTGGACGTCGCGGCGCTCACCTTCGTCCACACGGAACAGGACGACATTGCGGGGAACACCAAGCCCTGCTTCGAGATCCCCTGCCCGGCGCCGATCGACGTTCGTGCACAGGCGCAGGGTGTCTGCCTGTCGGCCGGCATCCTCACGCAGCGGTTCTTCCCCGAGCTGATCGACTGGTACGTCCGCAACTCGATGGTGGCGCACGAAATCCGGATCAAGTCCGAGGCGTACGACACCGCGCGCGCCGCGATCATCGCCGCGACGCCGACCCGCGCCGTGACGGTCCGGGCCTCGTTCGCCGCGTTCTCGGCCGTGTACGAGGCGGTGGCCCTTCAGGCGGCCGACATGATCGAGCGCTACAACCTCTGCGACAGCACGCAGCTCGAAGCGGTCTTCCCCTGGTGGTCCAAGAACCTGTTCCTGGCGGACCTGGCCCGGCAGGACGGCGTGGCCCTGGAAGACCTGGACGAGTCGCGCCTGACCGCCGCGTTCGCCCGGCTCGGGGTGAACGTGCAGTGGGCCCGTGGCCTCGCCCCGGCGGTGCCCACGGACATCGGCGGCACCACGCTGGCCACCACGTGGCCGGACGCGGTTGAGTTCATGATCTACCCGGCGGGGAACTACCAGCTGGGACGCGGCCCCGAGGTCAACATCGGGGTGATCATCGACTCTGTCACCGTGGCCACCAACGATGAGAAGATCTTCAGCGAAGAGGCTGTCATGCTCATCGACCGCCTCGGCCTGGCCCGTCTCGTCACCGTGGACGTCTGCCCGAACGGCGAGGTGGGCGCGCGCAACGCCGTGGACATCTGCGCCGTGACCCCGTAGCAGCAGCCCGCAGCATGATGGAACGGCCCCCGCCGTGAAGCGGGGGCCGTTCCCGTTGCGTCGTCAGACACCTGCGAAGCGCGTGACCTTCCGGCCCGTGTCTTCGGACCAGAGGTACCAGTCCCACACCAGCGAGTACAGTGCCCGGTTGATCTCTTCCGTTCGCTTCGGGGCCCCGTTGCTGAAGGTACGCGTCACGTGCTGCTGAAGTTCCAGCAGGCACGTGGCACGT